AGTTCTCATCAGAGCAGGATTGAAGCTTGTCGTTGGATATTTTTCCGGATGGTTAAAATCAACGGTGGATGTGGTTCACGGAGTGACAAAAACATTCTCCGGCGTTACTGATTTTATATCGGGTGTATTTAGCGGGAATTGGAAAAAAGCATGGGGCGGAGTTAAGAAGATTTTCTCCGGAGTTTTTGAAGCTTTAACCGGAATTGCAAAACGACCGCTAAATGGAATTATAGGGTTGGTGAATACGGTAATTGGCGGTCTGAATAAGTTGAGAATCAAAATCCCTTCTTGGGTTCCGGGTAAATATGGAGGGAAAAGCTTTGGAGGGAATATTCCAAAGATTCCAATGCTGGCAAAAGGAACAGGGAACTGGATGGGCGGAATCGCTCAGGTTCATGAAAAGGGCGGAGAAATCTTGGACCTTCCAAAAGGAACAAGGGTATATCCGCATGACAAGTCCGTACAGATGGCGAGGGCGTCAGGAAGCAAAAGTATCAGTATTGTAATTCAAAAAATTGCTGATACGATTAATGCAAACGACGTAAATGATGTAAAAGAGATGGCATATGAACTCGCAAAAATAATTGGAAAAAACAGAGTTGAATCTGGCATAGGAGGAGTGAATGGAAATTTGGTTAAATAATGAAAATGATAAAATTCGGTTTCCGATCCTTCCAACCTCCTTTAAGATTGTGACGGCTCAACAGAATACAGCACAAAACGTACATCGAAAAGGAGAAATTAACCTTCTTGGAGAAAAAAGCTTGGAAACGGTTGAACTCACTTCTTTCTTTCCGGCGAAAGAATATAGTTTTTGCCAATACAAAGGGTTCAACAAGAACCCGTATTTCTATGCAAATAAAATAAAGGATTGGAAAAATAAAAAGGTTACGCCACGCCTCCTAATTACAGGAGAGCCAGATATTAATATGTGTGTATCCATCGAAGGGTTTGAATATGGAGAAGATGATGCGAGCGGGGACGTAACCTTCACTTTAAGTTTGAAGGAATATGTCACGGTGGAATATTCAAAACCAAAGAAAAATACAAAGGCTGGGAAGAAAGTAAAAAAGAAAAAGACAAAGAAGAAACGGTCAAGCAAAGCAAAAAAGACAACTAAGTACACGGTCAAAAAAGGTGATACATTGTGGGGAATTGCGAAGAAAAAAACAGGGAAGTCCTCCAATTGGAAAAAGATTTACAAGAAAAATAAATCAGTAATTGAGAAAGCAGCGAAGAAGCATGGGAGAAAATCCAGCAGCAATGGTCACTGGATTTACCCAGGAACGAAGTTGGTGATTGAAAAATGAATCCAGTAGTGAAATGGAAGGGAAATGAAATAACAGACGTAGTTGGAAGCATGACATGGACCGGGAGCAGCTATCAGGCGGCCCGGTCTTTTGAGTTTACCGTTCTAAACCCGGCAGGGGATTCACACTTCCAAATGCCGGATATTAAAACCGGGGATCTGATCACATTTTTTGACGGCAGTAAAAAGCTGTTTCATGGAAAAATTACATCCAGAAATCGAACAGGAGAAGCTGGTACATTGTCTTATACTGCTCATGATTTTATGTTGCATCTTCTACGGAGTAAAGGGACTTATAAGTTTAAGAAAAAGACTCCGGAGCAGATCACCAGGCTGATATGCAAAGACTTAAAGATTAAAACCGGAAGTCTGGCAAAAACGAAAGTAAAGATCAAGAAAATATTTTTTCAAGAGAAAGAATATTATAACATGATTTTGGCCGCATATACGAAAGCATATCGAAAGAAAGGGACAAAATATCAGCCGATTATGGACGGGGATAAATTAAAGGTAATCAAAAAAGGAGCCATGCTTGATGTGATCTTGAATCAAGCGGAGGGAATTACAGAAAGTACGTTTGAAGAAAATTCCGATTCCATGGTAAACAGGGTTGTGATATACAATTCAAAAAATAAAAAGATCGGAACAATGTCTAATAAAAACTGGACAAAAACATATGGAAGATTCCAAGAAGCAATCACAGTCGAAAAAGGAAAGGGGAAGAAAGAGGCTAAGAATACACTGGTAGGTCTTGAAAAAACAGCATCTATTACAGCAATCGGAGATATTCGGTGTATCTCCGGATACGGGATACAAATAAATGATACAGACTCCGGACTGACTGGATCATTTTGGATTGAGAACGATACTCATACGTTTGAAAATGGAGTTCACATGATGACACTGGAACTTGCATTTAAAAATGTTATGGATACAGAAGAAGGAGACGAAGAATATTCTTCAAAAACGAAAAGTACAGGAATTTTAAATGGAAAAAAAGTGAAAGCACTTTTTACAGCATATTACCCAGCAGCAAATAAAATGGAAGGCGGTTTTTACGATTGTAAAGGTAAAAAACTTGATCCTTCAAAATATACATGCGCTGCCCCTCCATCGATTGCCTATGGAAAACAAATTCAAGTTCTTGGAACAAAAACGAGCCGAGATAAGAAGGTACATAAAGTCAATGATCGCGGAGGAAGGATAAAGGTCATTGATGGAGTCTACCACTTTGATCTTCTCATGAAGACAAAAAGTCAGTGTAATAAATTCGGAAAACGTAAAGGTTACGCAATTCTGGGAAACGGAACTGGTTATAAGCAAACGACCGAATCAAACACAAAAGCGGAGAAAGTAATAAAAAAAGCTAAAAGCTACATCGGAAAGGTGAAATATGTATTTGGAGCAGCAAGCCCGCAGTCTGGCCGTAGCGATTGCTCTGGATTTACGTCTTATGTTTTTAAAAAGGCAGCAGGAAAAGACATAGGAAGGACCGCAGCAAATCAGGCGACAAAAGGAAAAAAAGTAGCAAAGAAAAATCTGAGAAAAGGGGACTTGGTTATTTTTCAAGGAACATACAAGGTTGGGGCGTCCCACGTGGGGATCTATGCAGGATCAGGGAAATTTATTCATTGCTCTTCTTCAAAAGGAGTTACGACCAGCCGCCTAAGTGATTCGTATTACACGAAACACTGGATGCAAGGAAGGAGAATTTTATGAATGCATATGAGCGCATCATGGAAGTGATTCGAAAGCAGGGTAAGAAGGATTTAGCAGGGCTACAGTTGGCCAGCGTTGGAGAACAAAAAGAAATTCATGCAGGAGATCTGAAACTTGACTCAGAAGATTATCTGAGAGCTGAAGGCATGTCGCTTCAGGAAGGTGATACTGTATTAATATATCGGTTCAGCGATGACCAGTATATTGCAATCTGTAAGGTGGTGGAATAATGTTTCCTTTTGAAGAAGAGTTAGAAGATGAACTACAAGAAGAGGAAGAATACTATCCACGGGAATATGAGATAGATTTTAAGACCGGGAAGTTGACAGGAAGGATTGTAGAGGGTGCAAAAGCCTTAGCAATGTGGGCTTTTCTGGCCCTACAAGTTGATCGATATACATTTTATACATATTCATGGGATTACGGCAGTGAGCTGAAAGAACTCATTGGGCAACCTTTTTCAGATGAATATATAAAGTCTGAAGTCACCAGGATGATCACGGAATGCTTGACCGTAAATCCATATATTTCTGGCATTGAAAATCTTGAAATTATGAAGGATGATGATTTGTTGCATATAAACTTTGTATTGCTAACGGATTATGGAGAGGAGGAAGTGAATGTATGAGGAAATGACATTTGAAAACATTATGGATCAAATGATGGACGACATGCCAGATGGCTTGGATACTTCAGAAGGAAGCTTGATTTATCACGCATGTGCTAAGTGTGCCGCAAGGTTAGAGGAAGTATATATCGAACTTTCACAGGTTGCAGATAATCAATATCCGGATACAGCGGACTTAGATCACCTTGTCAGAATTGGACAAGAAAAAGGAATTTATATTGAAGAAGCAACTCCAGCAGAATTTGAAGGAAAGTTTAATGTTCCGGTAGAGATAGGGGCGGAATTTTCTGGTGACGATTATGACTATATCGTTACCGGGATAATGGACGACACAACAAATACATATAGGTTAGAGTGTGAAGAAGCCGGATCAGAGCCGAACGCCTGGACCGGAGAGCTGATAGCGATTGATGACATAGAAGGATTAGAAACAGCAGAACTTACAAAACTCCTCGTAGAAGGAAAAGAGGAAGAAGATGAGGAATCATACCGGATGCGTCTTCTTGACTCTTTTGAGATCAAGCCATTTGCGGGCAACCGTTCTTATTATATCCAGGAAGTTGGTGAAATTGATGATGTTGGTGGAGTAAAAGTTTACAGGAGAACCGGATGTAATATATCAATCGTAATTATATCAGCGGCTTATGAAAAGCCTTCAGAGAAATTAATAACTGATGTGCAAACGAAAGTAGATCCGATACAAAACTCAGGGCAAGGAATCGGAATCGCTCCCATTGGCCACGCAGTAACCGTGTCGGGTGTAGAAGAATTGCAGATAGACATTACAGCGAATGTGGAATATGACACCGGCTATACATACGAAGGACTGAAGACACAGATAGAAGAAGCTGTGGAAAATTATATGCTTTTGCTCAGAAAAGAATGGATCGACACTGATTCTATCGCGGTCCGTAGGGCCGGAGTTGAGAATGCGATTTTCGACGTAGAAGGTATCATAGATGTAGCAGGAATAACGCTAAATGGACAAGAAAGTAATATTATGCTGGATGAAAATGTTGTTCCTAAAAAGGGGGAGGTAGTGTGCAGCTAGAATATCCTGAAATAATCCTTGAAATTGATGAAATTAAAGCAATTTATGATGCAGAGGAGGATGTAGGAACTGCGGTTACTAAAGAAATAGAGAACACGGATTTAGATATTGCAATTTCTACTGCCACAGAAAACGGAATTGCAAGAAGAGAAAAAGTGATGGGCATTAAAGCTCAAGACACAGATACAATCAATGATCGTCGGTTCCGGGTGATGATAAAATGGTATGATGACTATCCGTATACATTGAACGACTTATTGAAAAGAATGGACAATCTTCTTGGAGAAGGCAAATATACGATTGCTGTAAATACAGATGATATGACAATGCAATGCCTTCTTGAGCTGACAAGGAGACAAATGTATGATGAATTTGTAAAGCTTCTTGAAGATATTGTTCCGGTTAATATCGCTTTAGATATTTCACTTAGATATCGGCAATGGTTAGAATATAAAAATACTACGTGGAAAGATTTAAAAACAAAAACGTGGTATGAAATGAGAAACGAGGTAAGGTAAATGGCAGAAAAGAAGTATACAGAGCATTTAGGACTTACGCAGCAGTCAGAAGAGGACTTTGTTGATGGGTTAGAAATATCAAGAAGTTTCAAAGTACTTGATCAGGAAGTTTTTTCTATCAGAGAAAAAACGAATAATTTAAAAAATGAGGATCACTATTACTCAAATGACTATTATACATTCCCTGAGAAAATAAATAGCATTACATATGGTGAGGGAAAATATGTTGCTGCCGGGGAATATAATATATACTCATCCGTAGATAAAAGAAGTTGGAATATCTCAGACAGCAGATCTGGAATATCTGCCGCATATGGAAACGGTAAGTATATGGCTGTTGTTTTTTATTCTGGATATTACAGTCTTCTAACATCGCCAGATGGGACAGGATGGACCGAAATTCAGATTCTAGAAGATGGTGTGCAATCTACTAGAAGAATAAATGAAATAGCATATGAAGACGGGAAATTTGTAATTGTCGGAGATGGAGGTAAAATTTATACATCAGATGGAACGCAAATAACAGTACAAAATAGTAATACAAGTGTTGATATAAAATCAATCGCTTATGGAAATGGAATATTTCTTGCCGCAGGTTATAAGTCGACCACTAGTGTTTTACTAAAATCGGTCGATGCAGTTACGTGGGAACAAGTGCCTCTTTCCTTGCAATTCACAAAAAAACAGTATGATAAAATCATATTCGGGAATGGCATATTTGTTATTAAGGACAGACAAAGAGTATATACAACAACAGATAGTACTGATTTAGCATTACATAGTACTCCGGTTCCGCCATCCGATAGTGATATTTGTTTTGCTTATGAAAAGTTCTTTTTATCATGTAAAACAGGGAATTTTATATCAAAGAACGGAATTGACTGGACGGATATAACAAAAGAGTTTGCAAGCAAGATATCTGCAATGAAAATTTTTAAGGATGAAATCATTGGTGTGACGGATGAAAAAAAATTGATTGGAATTAACAGATATACAGTAGATGGTATCCGGGAAGATGTTGCTGAACTAAATTCGGCTTTATCGAAGACTGCCGAAGATTTGAAGCAGGCTAATACAAGATTAAACAATAAGGCAGATCAATCTAGCCTTAATTTTACGAATACAAAACTAAACGTAATTGGCACAGTATATAGAAACATAAAGGAAATAACAGTTGGAAGCGGTGGAGTGGATTCGTACTCGGGCGGCGCATCTATTGCAATTCCAGCTGGTACATACATAGTTACCGCTAAAGGAAATTTTACATCCAACGCGTCAGAGTCTACGAGGCGTGTTCAGGTTTATAATAATACCAAAAACGCAAGTATATCTACGAGTTCATGTTATGGAAAAAATTACTTATCATTTAAAGAAGTATGTATACTTGACTTAACAGAGCAAAACATATTATCATGTCGACTTTCTACTGGAATTGGTGCAAATTTAGCCGGATGTGGCACGGAGATAGCCGCAATACGAATAAAATAGGAATTTAATGAAGCGCCATAGGGGATTTTTTAAGTTGCGATATCGCAACGGGAGGTACATATGGAAATACGAGCAGGGCCGGAGACGGTCTTTTTCTTTTGCAAAATGATAAGGAGAGGGGGCACAGCGTGTTACAACAAATACTTGCAATATGCGGAGGCATAAGCATTATAGGTGGGGCCGGGGCAGTGATCTATAAGGTCATTCACCCGGCTTTTAAGTTTAAAAACCGAGTGGAAAAGCTGGAAGAACACTCGGAGAAGGATTACAAGCGGCTGGAAGTCTTAGAAGAAATGCAGAAACCACAATCTAAGTGTCTGGCCGCTATGCTTAATCATCAAATCACCGGCAACGGCATTGAAAACATGAAAAAAATAAGAGATGAACTCCTTGAGAGTATCATCGATAAGTAGAAAGAGAGGTAAAGAAACATGAGTTTAGAATTTATTACAGAGTATTATATTCCTATCGTTTTAGTTGCCTGCCTGATCGTAGGCTATGTAATCAAGAAGTCCTTAGACTTCATTCCGAATAAGTACATCCCGCTGATCCTTGCGGTTTTAGGAGCTGTTTTGGGCTGCGTGGCTAAAACATCTATTACGTTGGAAATAGTCGTCTACGGGGCGTTTACGGGCTTGGCAAGCACAGGATTGCACCAAGCATTTACAAGGATTATAGAGGGATCAACGGAGGGCGAGTAATCGTCCTCTTTTCATATTCAGAAGGGAGATAATAACATGGCATTAAAATTTAAAAAGAAGTTTGCTCACAAGAGCAATTACGGCGGGACAAGAAGCACAAAGGATATAGATTACATCGTAATACATTACACCGGGAACAGCGGAGATACGGCCTTGAACAACTGCAAATACTTCCAGGGGGCATCCAGAGGAGCGTCTGCACACTACTTTGTAGACGGCGGGAAATACGTCTATAAGTCCGTGGCAGTAAACCGGGTAGCATGGGCGGTAGGTGGTTGTTATTCTACTGTCGGAGCTGCGGGGAACTATTACAAAAAATGTACAAATGCAAACAGTTTGTCTGTAGAAATGTGCAACAGCGTTGGGAAAGTGCCAGCAAATGTTAGGGACCAGACAATCGAACTGGTAAAATTCCTAATGCAGAAATATGGCGTTCCAGCATCCCACGTGATCCGGCACTGGGACGTAAACGGGAAGAATTGCCCTATGCCATGGATCGGAGCAGACAACAATGGTTGGAAAACTTTTAAAAATGCTATCGGAGGGCAAAGTGTAAAATACACAACCGTAAAAAAGACATCCTCTAAAAATGCAATACGGTGGATGCAGGGAAAACTAAATTCACTAGCATCTGGTGCAGACATTGCGGTAGACGGAGAATGGGGACCAGCAACACAGAAAAAGTTGGAAAGATACTGGAAGCAGCTCGGATGGAAGAAAGGCAGCTATGCCGGGAAAAAGACCTGCACGGCTCTGTACAAAAATAGAAAGAAATAGAATGGGCATCTGGAATCCTCCGGTATGCTTATTTTTTTAACTACCTTACATGCAAATAATAATCAAGGAAAGGAATTATAAAATGTTAGTTGAAGTAAAAAGAATTGACAAACAGGAAAAAACAGTAGTTAGTAGTTTGGACGTTGCAAATACTTTTGGAAAAAGGCATGACAATGTATTAAAAGATATTCGAGAACTTGGTTGTAGTGAAGAGTTCCGACTCCTAAATTTTGAGGAGTCAAAATATCTAAACGAACAGAAGCATAAGCAGCCGATGTACTATTTGACACGAGATGGGTTCACTCTTTTGGTTATGGGTTACACCGGCGAAACAGCAATGAAATTTAAAGAGGCGTATATAAAACAGTTCAATGCAATGGAACGTACTTTACAAGGGAAACTAATCGAAAGGGAAAAAGGTATTGCGGTTCGGCAATCTCTCACAAAGGCATTACAGCAGTCTACAGAAAATGAGAGGATGCATGGTCATGCCTATTCCACATATACGAATTGTATTTACAAGGTATTATTCGGAATGAATGCTAAACAACTCCGTGAAAAGTATGGCATAGATAAGAAAGAAAATCTTAGGGATTACCTGTCAGAGGAGGATCTGAGAGCTGTGCAGTCTATGGAATGTTTAGTGAGCGGATTGGTCGACTGCGGCTGGGGATATGACCAGATCAAAGAGTTTATACAGCAGAATAATAGTGCAAAGATTGCAGCTTAATAGTTTCAGGGCCGGGAGAAATCCCGGTCTTTTTTGTGCTCTGAAATGATGTATAATAAGCAGAAGAAAAGCCTCGGAGCAATCCGGGGCTTTTTTTAGTGGCAGAATTAGCATGACTATAGCATTATCATATATTTTAAATCCCAATATGGGTCTGCCGTTTACTTTATTATAACTATTTTATTCTAATCTTTCAATAAATTTTCAACCGTTTTTTTGAAACTCTCGTTTTCTTTGATGTAGTCAGGAACTATTTCCAGACCGCCATCCTCAATGCAATTTGCAACAGCATCCCAGGAGTAAGCTATTACTTGTTTTCCATCTTTAAATAAACAGGAGGAAAAAGCGTAATAGGTATAGTTTGCACATACTAGAAAACCATGGACTTCCTGCGCTTCTTTGAGTACGTCAAGAACATCTTTTTGTCTCTCTATGCTCATGGCTGTCCTGAAATCAAATTTCATAGCAGATTCTGCAAGGTCCCAGAAAACAATTTTGGCCTTATTATCTTCTTCACGCTTGTCTTTACTACTAAAATGCTTGTCATAAATATGATTAAAATTATTGGCCTGAATTAGTTGCTCTTTAGTGAGACCACTATCTTTAATTTGTCGAGCAATAGACTTTTCCATGATTTCTATTTCCGAATTTAAATCTACAAATTTCATATTAATCCTCCTCAATTCTGACCGGAAATACTTCCACCCCATAAATATTGACCATCGCTCCAAAATTCGTTTATTTTATAATCGACTTCTGAATCAATGTTACGGTATTTTTCATATGAGTCAAGTATCTGTACTCGCTCCTTATGTTTAATTGCACGGCCATTCTTTTCTCTAATGATCCTAGTTTCTTCTTGAATGTTAAGTTCCATCAGGTTTGCTAC